TAATAAGATGCTCTCGATTGTCGTCATTCCAAGGTTTACCTTGAAACACCATCTTCTTAACAATCTCAAGAAACTCACCAGACTCAGCAGCAAGCCCAACGCCAGCAGTGGTAAGACGTTCAATATTTGCACCCTCTCGGTCAAGTTCACCCAGACGGTCAGCAAGACTGACAAAATCCTTAGAACTATTGCTTGTGACAGCATCCACGAAATCAGTGTACTTATCAAAATCTACAGTCATAATTTATACGTTCCATTCAGCGAATTTACTTAATCGATTTTTTGTTTCAGAGAACTGAGGCATCTCTTCTTCTTCAGCAGATGAATTTAGAACTGATGTATCCTCAGCAACATCATACAGCCTCATCTTAGATCTGTCAATACCTATCAAGAATTTCTTGTTAGAGGTAGGATCATTGTAACGATTCTTTAGTTGCTTAACTAACAATCTGTTTTGGGATTCCAATTCCTCAGTAGATATGAGAGCGAACATAAGATCAGCAGTAGCAGGGAGTCCAAAGGATTCTGAAGTGTCAGTGAGGTCAGGATCACTAGACCCATAACCAGCACGAGTAGTTTGAGTAGCACTAACAATCGGTACGTTATGCTCGACAGCAAGACCCCGAAGCTCCTCAGCAATCGCTTTAACATAAGTGTAAGAATTAACAACAGCACCTTTATATCTGGAACTAGCACAGATATTAAGGTAATCAATGAATATTATATGTGGTTTGAAATCTTTTTTAAGATTCAAATCAGATAAAAGTGCCTTGAAATGACCAGCATGTGCTGATGCAGTAGGATATTCTTTAATGATTAGTTTACCCTGAGTCTTTCTAGCAATCTCCTGTACCTTAGACTTATACAGAACCTCTGGTAGTTCTGGTATATCCTTGATGTTACAGTTTAAAAGATTTGCGTCAATTCGTTCAGCAATTTTCTCCTCTGCCATCTCACATGTAATGTAGAGAACGTTGCTGCCCTCTGTGAGACAGGCACTAGCCATGTGGCACATGAATAGACTTTTCCCGACACCTGTACCAGCAAGAGCGATGTTGAGAGTCTTATTAGGTAGACCACCTTTCGTAATATAGTTAAACTTTTCCAGATCAAAGGGAATTTTTTCCTCTGTTTTATGGTAGAAAGCATATCTATCTTCAGATTGTTCAATGTAGTCATGTCCTATATGTTCATCAAAAGAGACAGCCAAAGCATCTTGAAGGATGCTAGGGATAGCACCCTTGTCTAGCTTGCTGTCTCCACCGTCAGCAATCTTGATCGATTGCATGAGTGCAAGATATATAGCACGGTCTTGACACCACTTTTCTGTAGCGTCCACCATCCACTCAAAATCCACCCATTCGTCAGTGAGTCCACGTATAACCTCAAGTGATTGGTTAAATGTATCTTCAGTTAGATCAGTACGATTCTGTAAATTAATAATGATAACTTCCTGAGTAGGAACCTTATCATATTTTGCAGAGAAGTCAGAAATCTCTTCGAAGATAACTTTCTCATGATATTCTTGAAAATAATCAGGCTTAAGGAAAGGAACTACCTTACGATAGAACTCCTCAGTGAAGAGAAGGTTACGTAAAATAGTTTCCTCAATCCTTTCAGTTGCCATAAGAATACTCCTGTTGTGCTGCTTCTTCTAGTTGTGCCATTACTTCGTCTGTGAAGTATTTCTCAGGATCACTGAGTATAGACTTAGGATAAACATTAGAGTCACCAATTTTGATACGGTTCCCCACCCTACTGAATACTCCATACTTCTCACCAAGCTCCAAGAGTCCGTAATAGCGGTCCAATCCACGTTCGTCAAAGAATAATCTGGTAGCAACTTTAGAACCCTCCTTAGTAAAGCGAGATTTCTTGGACTCACACTTAATGATGTTACCCACCAAGTCTGTTCCTTCCTTCTCTTTTGATTTGGTTAAGAATATTATAGTAGATGCAGCGTACTTTAGTCCAGCACCACCGCCCATTTCTTTAGCTGGCACATAGCTCCCAATCACATCATAAGTGTGGTTGGTCACTAGCATAGGAATACCTGCCTGTCCTAATTTAAGGGTCAATACTCTAAAAGCACCCTTAATTAACTGTGATTTGGTCATGTCCCTGACCTGTTTATCATTGGTGATGTCTTCCATCTCCTTTGATGTACTAAGCATACCAAGACTGTCAAGAACAAACATCAATGGTTGACGCTTATCCTTTGGTTCCTTCATATACTTGTCAACAATCCTTGTTGCTTGAGTCCTGAACTCTTCTATCGTAGCAACAGGGAAGATGACCATACGCTTAGAATCAATTCCTCTTGATTCAATGATGTCTTTGCTGAGAGCAGACTCAGACTCAAAATAAATAACCCCACCGTCGCTGTTGTTAGTAAGAAAGTTACGTACAACACTAAGTGCAAAGAAAGTTTTTCCTGTTGAGGATTCTCCAGCGAGTGCTGTGACTTTGTTAGAGGGGATACCACCGAAAAGAGAACCACTAACGACAGCGTTGAAAATATAAGAGCCAGTATCGACAAAACTGGATGTATCTCCTGCAGCCACTCCGTCACTGACTCTACTTGCAAATTCATTCCCACTATCTTTGATTACACTATCTAGGAATCCCATCGGTTACCTCACTTAAGTACATATTTACGTATGAGTAGTCCTTACTCATCAATTTTGCATATGATCTAGCAATATCCTGTTCCTCAAAGCATTTAAGGTTGCTTGAGTCTGTGGTGGATACTTGATCGTTAGTCCAACTCACCACCCAAAGGCGTTTATTCATTCAAAAAAGCTCCCTAATGTAATTTTCTTTTCATGTGTCCATCCTACACACTCTAGCACATTTTTCAAGGGCTCGAGGAAGGATTTCTCGTATTGTGTTTGATAGTCCACATACTTCTGGATACCAAACTCATCTGGAATCTCAGTAAAAAAACTGATGCAGTTCTCATGGATAGGATTTGGTGTCTTCAAGTACATGAACTTGATCTTCTCACCTTCCTGTATCCGTTGATGCTTGTTTTCGATCCCATACTTTTTCAAGTAGTGGTTGTAGAGGAGTGCTCCCCTGACGTGGATCGGTGTGCCTTTACTATAGATGTCAGTTCTGTGCTTATATTTTTCAAGGTTGTTAACACCTCTTGGGAATGCGACTTCCTCGTAGGGTCTATTACTTGTCTCTGTTCGCACGTCATTGACAAATGAGATAAGTTCATCATTTGTTTTGCCGATAATGATCTTAAATGCTGCATATAATTTATCCCTGAAATACTGAGGTGTTGAAGACCTCGCTGTTTCCAATCCCATGATCTTCATCTTGGGTTCTTTGTATCGGACTCCTTCCGAGTCCCACACGTTAAGTATGTATCTTTTCTTGGCAGTCCATATACCTCTATCAGCAATGTTCTCCCTCTTCATGATCATCTTTTGATCATACGCCGAAACATAATCCGCAAGCTCCTGATAGGACTTCTCAATGAACGGTTCCAACCTATCTTGGCAGACCTTATCAAGTAACTCAACAATTTTATTCTTATCGTCAGACTTATTACCAAAAAATTTAGTAACAACAGGTCCGAGATTAAGATATATTGAGTCGGTGTCTGACGCAATGACATAATCCACTTTATCTGTAGAGAGTAGTTTATTTAGATACTCATTCATCTTGTTCTCAATCCACCTGATTGAGACCTGTCCAGATAAAGTGATTGCTTCGGCATTAGCGAGACGATAATAACGGAAGTGTTCATTACCGATAGCACCATAAGCAGAATTAAGAGAGATCTTCTTTGCCATCTGAATGTTATTACACCTAGCAATCTCTTTCGTGAGTTCAACTGATGGATTCTTCTCATACTCTTGCTTCGCCTTAATCATTTTCTTCTTGAATATGACCCTAGAGTCATACATCTTCTGCATCATCAACGGCAGGAATCCCTGCACGTCCTTCCTGTACTGTGCTCCATTAGCACACACAGCAAACTCACCATCTATCTCAGTCTCTTTCTTTAAGATCCCTTCAACATTGGCACTACTGTGTCTAGTCTCCCAGAGGGTCTCTGGTGAGATGTTATATTGCATAATAAGATGAGGGTACAGGCTATTGAGGTCAAAATTGACCACCCAATCATAGCGTCCCGTTTTTGGTTCCTTGACATAAGCACCTGCGTATTTGGCATCCTTTGTTGCTTCCTTCTTTGGAGGAATAGCAATCTTTCTTTTATTTAATTCACAATAAATGTAGTTGTCCCACATTCTTACCTGTGAAAATACATCCTCATAGTTCACCTTAGCATCATATGCCATAGTGTATGCAAGTTCAAGGAGTTTCATCTTGTCATCAAGTTGGTCTACCAACCTAACGTCATGGATGTTGTAATCAATGAACTTCTGCCAGTCCTTTTCATAGAACTCTTTGAATGTATCAAACTCAGAGTGATCTAACTTTCTTGCTCCAAGTTCAACCATACAGATGTGATCCAACCTATAGCTTTCTTGGTTTGTATAAGTGAATTTCCTGTATAGTTCGAGATAGTCCAGAGTTGAAATTCCTGGAAGATCGTAAGCGATTTGTCTCCTTCCTTTAATGTAGATTTCCCTCGAAGATATAAGCTTCCAAGGACTAAGAGACTTAGCAGCTTTTTCACCGAGTATCCTGTCAATACGCCTAGCGATATAGGGAATATCAAACAGCTGTACGTTCCAACCCGTAATAACATCAGGACAATTCTCATTCCAATACTGCAAAAATGCTGTCAACATGGACTCTTCTGTTCTGAAGTGCATGTAATCTACATCATCATGCTTGTTATCAAATGGTCTTGCACCAAAGACAACAATGCGACCAGTGTAAGAGTCCTTAATACTGATCGCTAATATTTCTTGGTCTGCTGAATCGATATCGGGAAACCCATTCTCAGCAGCAGTTTCAATATCGATGTTAAATACACGTATCTTTGACGTATCATACTTGATCTCATCCTCTGGATGTTCTTCAGTAATATACTGATAAAGATACCGAGTGTTCCCATAGATATCAAAGTCGGGAACTTCCTTATAGTCTTTAATAAATTCTTTAGCAGAATTGATGGAACCCATCTTCATAGGTTCCACACAATCCCCTTCGAGTGTACGCCACTCAGAATAATTCTTTGTAGGAACATACAGGGTGGGATTAAAACTCACCCTGTATGCGAACGCACTACCTGCTTCATAACCACGCACTAGCAAACGATTGCCAGCTTGTTCAACGTTTGTGTAGAACTTCATTCAGATTCAATGTAGCGAGCGAGCACTTTTTTACTTGGGTCTACCAAGACTAGTATATCAGATGATCGTATAACAACTTCATTGTCCTCAGAATAAGGAGGCCATGATATTAATTCACCGTCATCTTTTACCTGTTTAGGGTGGGATAGTACACAGTCTGGATCACCAAACTCTACCCCACCCAGTTCCTCAACTCTCGCTACTATCCACTGGTCCCGCAGTAGCAGCAGCTGCACTCGATTCTCCTGTTGTTCCTCCGCCATTTAAAATGTCCTCTCCATTATTAGGTAGGAAACTTAGATCAACTCCAGCCTCCTTCAATTTCTGTACATAGTTTACCATGATCTCTTGGTTTGGAGGCATGGCAGTCACCACATGTTGTGGGTTTAGTCGGAAATCTTCATAGGGTGTGAAGACATTCCAACGGCGATAGTTCACACGATACTGAGCTTCGGGAGTCCCTTCAACACCTTCTACCTCAAGTTCTGTGATCAAAGGATATAGCATTTGATATGCTACAAACTTATCATCCTCACGAACCTGAGAGAAGTTGCAGATAACGTTCTCTCCTGACGCTAATGTAACGATGCGAATATTGTGTTGAATTGGTGCAGTGGCTGCACCAGCAGCTGAATCCGTCATAATTTAATTTCTACGGTTTTTATAGTATACAGTATATTTAATCAGTTGTCAAGTCAAAGCCAATCTTTCCTTGCATGATGCTCTGGAATGATTTTGCCTAGTCTAACAGATAGAAGACCATCTTGAAACTCTACAGACGTAATTTCTACATCATCTGAAATAGTCCACGACCTCTTGAAAGATCTCTGTGCTAGTCCTCTGTGATGGTATTCTGTTTCTGTGTCTGTGGGTTCTTTCTTACCTTCCACATGTAGTTTACCATACTCTGTGTAAACTGCAACCTCTTCTTTCTTGAAACCAGCAAGAGCGATCTCTAGTTTGGATTCGATGTTGTTTACAGATACCAGATTATATGGTGGATAGTTATCTGTTGTTGCATTAAAAAACCCATCGAAAAAATCTTCCATTCCGATGGAGTTCTTATTAATTCTGTCTAGTAGCTGTGGTAAATCCGCAGCATGATACCTTGTTATGTTACCCATGATAGTTCTCCTTATTAAGCGAGTGTGTTTGTGTCCCTTACGGCGACACTACTATTTAATCACACTACAACTTAGTTGACAACAGGATTATTTTCGCAAGATCCGTATCAGAAGTTTCGGTTTTCCTGATATATTTGAAGTTGTATTCATTAAAAAGATCGAAAGCTAGGGTATACCGAACCTTAGAACTTTGATTAGTATCAACTCTATGCTGTAACCATGAAGGAAATAAAGTGACAACACCTGGTTCATTCTTAACTTGGAAATACCCATGATATAAACTGAACAATGGTATCCAATAGTCTGTAGTAGTCCATGGATTAAGGTTATGTAATGCCATGTTTCCACTAACAAAAGCATTCTCATGTAAGGCATGGGAATGCATTCCAATATTTTGTCCTGGTTCTACTCTAGCAAACCATCCTCTAATCCATATATCTTTTCTATCTAAAGGTTTTATATCAACACCTTTACAATACTCATCGTAACTATCGTAGATACGATCTCTTAATATTTTAAAGACTGAATGAGACCAAGTAAAAAGATTGTACTTAGTCCATAAAGATTTCCAGTTAGCAGCAGATAGAAACTTTGACTCCTCTATCTGACCCAAGTAAGACTGGTTTGCTATGACTCTTATTTCTTTTGCGAGTAAAGAATCATACTCATCACAAAAAACATGTGCATCTACGTAAGGTGCAAATGGTGATTTAGGTTCCCAAGTTTTCCAACGGTGTATCTTATCAGTTTGTTTATGAATTACAAGATGATTAAGATCATTATCAATGATTTGCATTATGAAGGGTCTGTCTTCTTCCTACCAATATTATACTTACTTTCTAATGTCCAGTCATCCTTTTCTTTGAATGCTAGAACCTTAATTTGATTGAGAGGTGCTAGGTCAACGACCTTATCAGCATCAGATATCTTAATCAAACCCCAGTCAGATAACAACTGGATAATTCTGTTACGACGTTGTACATCGTTAGTACTTAAATTTGTTTTCTTACCATCAAGTGCGAACAGTTCTTTGAAGTGAACTATAAAATACTTGCCCTGCTTATGTAGAATATGACAGGACTGATAAATCTTTTTTTCTTTACGAGATGCTACACCAATCCTAGTTAGAGTCTCTCTGACCTTTAAAAAATCATCAGGTTCACTCAGTAATACTTCAATCATGTCTGATTGTTTCCACTGGATCTCAGTTTCGACGCTCATTTTTGCCACCCTTTCTCAATGAATATTTGATATGTTCAAGTTGATCCTTTGTGAGAATTCTGAGTGCTTGTAGAGCCTTATCATCATTATAACCATAATACTCTTTAACTACATCAAGATAATCAATAGAATCTTTACGTGCCCATGGCGAAAAACGCTTTCTAGGCTTCAAACTATTTATGTAAAAGTCATACTGCATCTTCTTAGGAAGATGGGAAGACTTATTGATTTCATTGGCATAAAGAATAGCATCAGTGAACGATGAAAGACATCTGTTCACGATGTAAGGGGTGTATTTTTTCTCAGCATCAACATCACCATCCATCAGGTTCTTCTTCGATTGATTGATGGAGTACAAATAATCTTTAAGTTGATACATGTCAGTCGTGCTTGTGTGCTATACCCAGTTCGTGCATCTTAGAATGTTCTGCAATCTCATCTCTGAGATCCTTACCACCAGATCCAAACGTCATGTAGATACCATAGGCCATAAGTACCACCACAAACAAACCCATGAAAACTGCAAAGGCAGGACCAGCTGCTAGATGACCGTGTGGGATGATAGTACCATCAGCATTCTTTACCCATGTTCCTGGTAAGAAATATACTGGTGGGTTTGATAGAAATATCATTTGGAATCCTCCTGTTTTTTCCAGTGTTTGATTAGTAAGAGAAGTTCTTTGATACGATCTTCTGCTACTTTAATTTTTTCCTTTAAGTTACTCATTTGAATGATGCATTCACACCCATAACTTTAGCGTTAGGATTACGAGCAAGTGCGACTTGTCTTGCTTCTTGATAGTCACGTGCCTGTACTGTCTCTGTAAAGACTGTTCCAGCAACGTATAGTTTTACTTCACATTTCATAATTTAAAAGGACTAACTCCTTACGGGACGCTTGATCTTTATTATAGCACCCCACAGACCTCATGGTGTATGTATGTGCAAATTCCGCAACTGTCCACTCCTTGAACCTGTCCTTAACAATTTGATCAGAATTGTAAGAGATCAGCATAGGTGAGGTGTATTCATCACAGTCCTTTGCGAACTTATCATGGTCAAATCCTTTATGCATACCACCCTTCTTACCATAGAGATTGTCTTTGATATCATATGGTGGATCCATGTATACAAAATGACCCTTCCTATCCCAGTCTGCTGTTAGAAGTCTTTCGTAGGAGTGGTTGGTAATGATCCAGTTTTGGATGAGCTCTTGGTATCCCACGAGTCTTTCAATCCCTCGAATGGAGAAGTTGGAATCCGATGCTTGCCCTGAAAATGAGGAGCACTCAGTGAGACCACTGAAACTGCACTTATTAACAGTATAAAAAGCAACTGCTCTTTCGAAATTCGATTTTTCTTTATCATTAATAACCTCCTTCATAGATTGAAACAAACATCTTGCTGAGTCTTGGTTACAATAAGTAGCCTTCAGACTCAGCAATTCTTGTTGTAATTTTTCACCATCATGTTGCAGTTCGCACCAGAAATTATACAGAGGTTCATACAGATCATTAACCCAGATCTGTAAATGAGGATACCTCTTCGTAAGTTCTAATGCTACTGAACCACCACCTATGAACGGTTCTCTATACTCTTTTACCTGGGAAAGGTCTGGGAGGTATTGGAGTAGCTTTACTACTGCTCGACTCTTCCCTCCTGGATAGCGTAGTGGTGTCTTCAGTGATTTTTGTGTTGTTGGCATTGTAAGGGTTTGGTCTCTTTAATTCAGTCATGGGAAACTCCACTTGCTATATTAATTTAGCACACTTTATCGGAATTCGCAAGTCATCATTATTTCAGTCAGACAAGCAAGCATATTGATCTCTTGATCAGGTACGTTTGAGATATCTCGCATATACTTTGCGATAACTAACACCGCTTCAGGAATTGAATTGGGTTTTAGGACATCATACAAACTGTCATAAATCTTACGCATAATCATGCTAGGGTCATTGTCCATGTGTTGAACCACCCATGTTTTAACAGTCTTAAAATCTTTCTGCTTCAGCGATACAAGAAGATCGTCAAAATTAACATCAGCGACATCAACGAGTATAGCAGAGTCAATGGATCCATTAGCAGCATAGCGTTGACACTCATTGATAAGCCTACGCCAATCAGGATAATACCTCCTAATAAGTTTAGCCAGAACTTTATCTTCAAATGTAACATCTTCTTTCTTCAAAATAGTTCTAAGTCTTTCAAAGAATTGACCCTGTAATACTACAGACTGTCCATTCTTTACACGAAAATCAACAACTGTACACCTAGAGTGTAAGGGTTCAATGATCTTGTTAATAAAGTTGCAAGTAAATATGAACCTACAATTATTATGGAACTCCTCCACAGCAGCTCTAAGCGAGAGTTGAACATCGTTGGTTGTGTTGTCTGCTTCATCTATAATAACGACCTTGTGGGACGCTCCAGAGGTCAGTGAGACCGTTGAAGCAAATGTTCTGATCCTGTTTCTCACAGTGTCAAGGAACCTACCTTCATCAGATCCATTGATCATAATATAGGATGCACCTATCTGATCACAGAGTGCTTTAGCGATGGTAGTTTTACCAACACCAGCAGATCCAGTAAGTAGGAGATTAGGTAGTTCGCCTTGAGAGACGAATCCCTTGAATACATCCTTGATAGTCTGAGGGAGTATACAGTCATCAATCACTTTTGGTCGATACTTCTCGACCCATAAAAAATCTTTGTTCATTAAACGCACCAAGTAACCCAAGAATAACGTATGCCACTAGTCACTGTCGTGACTTCGTGTGGAAATAAAAACACTGAAGGGAACGCTACAACATCACCCTTCTTCAAATCTACCCGATGCTCATTCCAAAATAGAAGTTCTCCACCTTCATAATCATCGTTAAGTACACCAATCAAACTAGTGGTGGGTATACCACGAACCTTACCATCAAACATATCATGGATATGATCATGGTGTGGTTCAATAGATTCACCAACAGAATACTTGTTGAACTTCATGTCACCTGTAGTTGACCAGAAAATATCAGAATTGGTATTCTCTTTAACAAAATACTTTTTGTTATATTCTAGACAAAGATCTCTGATATATGGGAAGACTTTCTGGCGACACTTTTCATTCTTTACTGTTTGAAAATCTCCTTTACTATAAGAAGATTTTTCCTTTGCATCGTACCAACCATGATCTTCCCACCTATCTCTCTTATCTAATCTCTTGATTACAGAATCACATACATCCTCTGGTAGAAGATTCATTTTAAAAATGTAATCTTTAAGATGAGGATATTTTAAACTCATGCTGGTTCTAGTGCAATGTAGTATGTGAGATCTGTATCACGATTAGTCCACTCAGAAATCAACTGAGAAGATACCTTCACAGAATAATTACCTGGTACTAATCGAATGTTCTCAATCTTTACATCAAGTGAGAACTCACCCTGAAAATCTCCAGATGCATTCTGCTCGAATGTATTGCTGGTATCATTCTCCTTATCTCTAAGAATCAATCTGATGCTTCCGTCTGTAGTATCAAATGTAAGATCAGGTAGATCATATACAGATGATGCTTTCTGTAAAGCAAACAAATCCTCAGCACTAATGTCAAAGGAGATATCTCCACCAGGAAACTTTACATTTTTCTCAGGTGCAGACTTGAGCGTAATCTCAGGGTCACTAAAATAATACTTAGCAGAGCGACCACCGCTACGAATAGTGACAAAATCCCCAGAGGTGAAGTCCAGTTGAGGATTGTCAAACAAAGAAATACCTGAAAGAAACTGGCCAAGATCATATATAGCGAAGTCAGTTGGAAAGCTTTCTTCGCTGGTGTACTTAGCAAGGATGTTTTCGGCATTGCTGATGGTTCTGATAACATTACCTTTCCTAAAAACGATAGAAGAATTAATCGTACTGTAATTTTTAAGTACGTTTAATGTTTGTGTCGATAGAGTTACTTGACTCATTTGTCGTAATCAACTGTGAATGATGTGGATCCAGTTTGCATGGATGCTGCTTTAGCAGCCTTGTCATTAAAGTGTAGTAGGAGAAGACCATAATGGATGATCTTAATAATGTCCTTACGTGCTGATCCTTTACGATCATATCGTGACGCATACTTGAGGACGTTACTCCTACAGAATGCTTCAGCATCACCTACAGAATCAATAAGGTCAAGAGTCTGAACGTTACCGACAGAATAATGACCTCTGTAAGTTTGACTGATATAGTCACCGATCTCCTTCAGCAGTTCTGCTTCATTGTATTTCATCAAGGTGTCCATACATAATTAATGTCTTTATAATAGCACTCTTTCTCCGAACCGTCAAGATTTAATATTGAAATCTTATCGTCATGGACATTGAGTACCCTAGCAGACGCACCTCCCTTAAGGGAGATGACACTGCCTATGAATCTACAATCTGTTTGTTTGATCATGACTCCTCCTGCTCTACATCACCGTCAATCTTATCATAAAGATCTAAGAATGACTGCTTAGTCTCATCATCGAAACGATTGATGCAAAGTTTGATTGCTTTCATACGATCCTGCCAGATTGCGAATGCACGAATCACGTGTACCAATCTACGAGTTGAAATAACCTCATCGATACCACCATCCTTAAATGTCCTACGGATGATGTCTGCCCAGTTAGCAAGGTGTACACAGAACTCTTCATCAAGAGCACCTAGATTACCTGAAACCTTCTCAAGAATCTTTTGTTCTGTCTTAACAGATGGATACTCCTGTTCGAATGTCAAAGCAAATCTCTCAAGGAATGCTTCATTCAATACATTAGTACCAATGAATCTACCATCCTCAGATCCTTTACCTTTGGTATTTGCTGTTGCAATAACATTAAAACCTGGTGCTCTCTTTACATACCTACCAATCTTTTTAAGGAATACACCCTTACCTTCTAGGATAGATTGCAAGCATAAAATCTTATTTGATGCGAGGTCAACTTCATCAAGAAGTAGAACTGCACCTCTCTCTAGTGCTTCTACCACAGGACCATTGTGCCATGCAGTTTGTCCATTAACAAGTCTGAATCCACCAATGAGATCATCTTCGTCTGTTTCAATGGTAATGTTAACACGAATGAGTTCTCTATTTAGTTGAGCACATGCTTGTTCTACACCTAGAGTCTTACCATTACCAGAGAGTCCAGTAATGAATGTAGGATAGAAGAGCTTACTGTTAATGATCTTCTTTACATCAGAGAAGTTACCGAAAGGAACAAAGTTTGGATCCTTTGCTGGTACTAGGTTCTGTACTTCCTGTGGAATCACAGCAGGAGCACTGATCTGACGCTCAAGATTTTCTTTTACTTCTTCAAGTGACCATGTACCACGCTTAACATAAAACTTACGCAACCTTTTGGTTGTAGATGCATACTTCAATCCAAAATGTGCTGCTGCTTCACGTACATGATCTGCATTTACTTCTGTACCATTCTTCTTGGTAAGGTAGTTGACTAATGTCTTAGTTGTCAGTGGGTTCTTTGCTGGCATTTGCTTTGTTGTTTGTTATGTACTTATGATAGCAAGAAAAAACCCCCTGTGAAGGGGGTGTGTGTCACTTTTTCAACTGGATCACTGTACCATCTTTTGTGGTTACAGTTGCTTCAGTGAACCTATCAATGATACGATCTACAACAGAGAATGCATCGGGTGTAGGTGGTGTAATATCCTGCTTGAAAGCATATACAGGTTGGGGTGCTTGTTTCTTCTCTACTGGAAGAGTTACCTCCTCGTATATATCGAAGGGGAGTTTAATCTGCTCTTCTGATACTTGCTTGGAACCAGCAAAGTATGAAGGGTGTGATATTCGGTAGTCTTTGAAGATAGGATCTTCATTCTTAGTTGTATTCCAGATATAACTAAGACGCTTTGCTACGTCATCCCAATCCTTCTCTGTCATTTCATCGAATGCAGTAGGATAGTTTTCCCTGAAGTATGACTTGGCAGCCTTCTTCAGAAATCTTATCTGAGTTCCGTTAGGACGTTGACGAATTTGCATTTTTAGTGCATGGACAAGTATCTTTCCATTATGAAGAGTTTCATATTGGCGATACTCTCTGCACAACTGTTTGAGTTTTCTCATAGATTTTGTGAGATTTGGCCTGTTTGAATTAGTATAAAGCCGAAAGGGGAAGTTGTCAAGCAACGTACCCCACAAATGAATTCAACAGTTTCTTGTTTGTTGACTTCGACTTTAACATTTTTTTGAAAGCACGTGAGATGTCTGCCTTCTTTGCTCCTGATTCTACCTTGAGTTCGGTATCACTGTCAAGTGCGGTTTGCTGTATAGCATAGAGAGCAGTGTATCCAAGTGGATTTGGGATGATGCAAGACTTGTCCTTTCTCCACTGTGACTGGATTCTATCGTAGTTGTAGTTGTTATCAGAATATCTGTTAACAAACTCACTAAGACGACTGCCACTAAGGATTCTAAATCCAAGAACATTAACACCAGGATTACGATCTCTAACTTGAACGATTAACTGGTTAGTTAAACCACAGTAATTATCTGAAAGTGGTTTGTATACTCTACCAGTCTTACGATCACGTAGTGCATTCATTACACCGATTGAACTAACATAGATCTTATCATCCTCATATTCCCTATGAGTCTTTCTACCGTAACCTGAACGTGCTCCTTCACCATCAGTAAGAACGCATACGTTTACTTTCTCAAGATCATTCTTCTTTCTGAAAGATGGAATGATGTAGTTAAGCATTACGATTGCTTCATTTAATGGTGTACCAGATAGTTGCATACCTTCTGGAACATTGTAGCATGATCCACGTAACTCATGTGCATATGTGCAACGATAGATGTTCTTGCACTGTCTCTCATAGTCACGTGAATTACTACGTGATGAGATGATATTCATTAGATTGAATTCACCCTTTCTGATATGAAACTCACCTTCTACAGGTTTGTTTGTAGTAGGATCATCATGATACCAGTAAGCACGTGCTTCAGGATTGTTATCCTTAATCATGTTAACAACTCTCCACTCATTTGTGAATGCATAAACTTCGAATGGGATGTTAACCTTCTTGCAGAATGCAGTCAAGTTTAATACTTGCTTCAATGTTGCATGAAGTTGATCTGACATAGAACCAGACCAGTCAAGAAGGAAAAGTAAACCATGATTCTTACCATCAGGTACTACAGAGATCTTCTTAAAGATATCTTCATTGTACATGTAAGTATGAAGTTTAGTTGTATCAATAACTCCAGTCTTAGAAGTTGTAGCACGAGCATAAGCACTAGCAGATTTACGGCACTCGAATTCTTTTACGAGATAGTTAACTTCTTTCTGTGCTGATTGTCTGTACTCTCTATAGGATTGGTCTGCATCCTCTAGACCATGTTGCTTCCAGTATACAGTACCATCTTCACCCATAGAAACTCTTGGTGGTTCTTGTAATGCGAAACGTGAATCGATCCAGTCATGAACCTCTTGCCAGTCAACAAGATAATCATCCAACTTAAGGTTAGATGGAATCTCAAAGTAACCAATGTTATGTGCTGACTCTGTACTTAGATTCTTTGCAGCAGAATCAAATGCATTCTGTGTTTGAGAAGATTCAATGTCCTGAAATCCTTGTGAACCTTGAGCACCTGCTCCACCACTAGATCCAGTACCACCGCTTGCTCCTTTACCTTCACCATCTTCACCTTCACTATCAGATTCACCTTCAGATGAAGGATCGTTACTTGACTCAGATGAATCACCTTCTTCAGAAGGTGTCTGATATACTTGCTCAGTTTCACCATCTCCATCACCCTCACCTTGTCCAGTAGAAGGCATAGATGAATTTGGTTGTTGATCTGTTGGTTGATCTGCTTTCGCTTTACCATAGATCTCATCTGCTAAGGCACATACTTCCTCAAAAGTTTCTGTGTCTGCAACTCTGTCTACAATTAACTGCTCCTCAGAACTGAAAGGAACCATTGCAGAAGGTCCAAGTTTGTAGTGAAGATTGATACGGTCAATGAATAGAACAGTGTTGTAATCTACACCTTTAACTTGAAAGAAATCTTGCTCACTTAGTTCTTTGTATCCTGCATTGAAACTCTTCTTAAGACCAGGATACTTACGCTTCATAAGTTTCTCGATGCGAACATCTTCAACGACATTCACATAATCTTTTGGACACTGAACATAGTCAGTGTAATCTTCGTTAGGAGTATAGAGAGCATGACCAACTTCATGACCAACTAACATGTCATAAACCTGACCAGATGCTTGATCCCATTGTGGAAGTTGAAGAACCCTACGATCTACATCAAAAGATGCTGTAGGAATATCACCTCTATGCTCAACAATTAAATTCTCTGTTGCTAGGAGTCTTGCGAGATTGCCTTTGATCTCTTGTCTTGTAATACTCCTGCTGTAGTAATCGTACATGCTTTCCTTTGTTTGATATACCTAGTATACACACAAATCAATACTAGCCAACCAGTGCATGTGACACTTCGTGAACTGTCTCCTCTAGTCTGGAGAAGTTCTTATCTTTGGTCACATTGATAGTTCTGTCAAACTTATCATTCAATGCTTCCTTATGACTAATCACAAAAACATTAGTGCTATCGTCGAAATTACGTAAGATCCAACCAAGATCAGAAGCACCAGATTGGTCAAGCGAGCTGTCAAAGATTTCATCTAGAATAAGAAGGTTAGTGTCCACGCTATTCTTTAGCTTAGCAATGCTACGCCAAGTAAGCAACAGTGCTATATCAATACGAGCTTTCTCTCCTTCACTAAAAGACTCGTATGAAAACACATCTCTATATCTAGACTTGATAGTCTCCTCAAAATTCTCATCTAAAGTAAAATTAACATAGAAGTCCATACTCTGTAAGAAGTTATTAATCATCTTATTCATAGTAGGAAGATAAGTCTTGATGATCCTAGTCTTGATACCACTGTCCTTCAATAGAGAAGTAGCAGCATTAAGAACATCCCTATCCTTCTTAGCATTGAGATTGCTTTGCTTTACATCTTTCTTCTCATTTACAAGAGTCTCAAGTTTTACAAACTCTGCTTTCTTATCTGGATTGGAACCTTCTAGTTCTTCAATCTCATCAGCAATCTCTTTGATGTTCTTACGAATAGCAATCAACTTATAGTTAACGTTAGACATAGTTGTACTAACTTCAGTACTCTTCTTAGATAGTTCTATAAACTTATCGTTTCTTTCTTTCTCTTCTTCGATTGCTTTCTCTAACTCAGACTTACCACCAGACATTTCAGTAATCTTTGCATTCAGATCACCAATCATAGAATCCTTAAATTCTTTCTCAATCTGTTGAGTACATGTAGGACACTTATCATTGTCTTCAAAGAATTTGTGCTCCTTCTCACAGGTGTGTAACTTTTGTTGTAATTTTATTAAGATAGTATTTAATTTTCCAAGCTTGTCAACAGATTGGGCGTAATCATCCATCTCTCTATGCAACAAGTGAGCTTCTTTTGCTAAAATCTCAATTTCTTGCGATGCCTCTTCATTTTCTGTCTCATACTCTTTTATCTTTTCTTCTTTTTTCGTGATCTCTTCTTTGTTTTTCTTCTCCAATTCAAACATATATTTCTTTTGGAGATCAATCTTTTCTGTAAGAAGATGGATCTCGTAATCTAAATCTTTAATCTCATTAGCATTCTCTCTGACCCTATCCTTCAACCTACCATTCATGATAGAGAATACTTGAATGTCTAAGATATCTTCAATGATCTCTCGGCGTTGGGGCAGGGGTAAACGCATGAAAGGAACAAAGGTACTAGATCCTAGCACTACAATCTGTGTGAAAGACTTGTAGTTCATCTTCAAAACATTCTGTTCGAAGTTCTTCTGCTGTTCTACAACAGTAGACTCCTGATCCCACATCTGACCATTACAATAGATATGAAACTTGTTAGGTTTAGTACCACGAATAACTTTGTACTCATTATTACCAACAGTAAACTCAATCTCAGCAACTAGGTTACCCTGATTGACACTGTTGACCAGCATACTCTTATTGATTTTACGGAACGGTTTTCCGAACAATGTATATGTCAGTGCATCTAGGATGGTACTCTTACCTGATCCATTAGTACCAACTATTAAAGTATTTCGTGTTGCAGAGAGATCTATCTCACTAAACGTGTTTCCCGTGCTCAGGAGGTTCTTCCAACGGATTTTTCGAAAAGTGATCATAGGTATCGGGTGGGACTATGAAGTCGTCAGTGGTTATAATACTATATCTTTGACCAGAAAGCGAGCAGGCTTGGACCATTTGGTCAAGTTGCACAGTCACTACATCTAGTTGGGGGTTTTCTTCATCAACTGCAAGAAGACCTGTGTATCTAAAGGCATCCTCCTTGTTCTCAAAGATGGGGATGATACGATCATCATCCTCATCCAGAACGGAATACACACCCTGTGGATGGTCTTTTAAAGTGATGACAAACATAGAATGGTGTCAAGATACTTCACACGCTTCTATGTATAGGGATTGCATCAGTGTCTTCAGGTCGGATTTGTCCACCTGAATGTCCACCTCATCAATGTACTCACCCAATAACGTTAGGGTGTCTTTTACGTTCAATTCTACATCATCATCTACCGTGTTGTCAACCAGTGTCTCAACAATCTTTACATCATGAGCACCGTTGAGGTAGAGTCCATCAATCAAATTTTCAAATTCATCTAGTCTAGTCTTCTCTTCTACCACAACTTTGACATACTGATCCTTGTGAGCAGTGGTGTCATACTTTCTATAATCATGTGTCTTATCATTATAGAATACCTTAGCAAACATCTCAAATGGATTCTTGATATATGTCAGTCTATCAGTCTCTGTATCATATATGTGGAACCCTCTTGTATCAGCATAATCATTCCAGAACATCTGATATGGATTACCTAAGTACTGGATGTTACCATGCTTAGACTTGTGATGGAAGTGTCCAGACCATACACGATTAAACTTTTTAAAGTCTGAAGGTTTGAATCCACCATTGAATCTGTGACCTGCCATTACTTCAAAGCCGTCAACCTCTAAATGACCAGCAGCAATGCCAGCATCAGATTCTTTAATAGCTTTCTCTGCTAGTTCACGGTTACCAGAATTGATCCATGGTAACATAAGAAACTCTCTGCTACCAAACTTAAGAGTAGTAGGTTCAGAGTAGATAGTTATGTTATCATATTCTTCTAGTAATAGTTCTGGGGAATTGATTCTGTTTGTGTTCTTATAATACGTATCATGATTTCCCAAGATCATGTGTACATCATACTTTCCAAGTCTGTCGAAATAATCAGTTTTAATCCTCGCAAAAGTACTATGATCCATAGACTTTCGATTATCAAATGTGTCACCAAGATTAAGGATGGTATCGATACCGTGTTTCTCAAGTGTTGGGAAAAATATTTCATTATAAAATTTATTAAAGTAATTCCAGAAGGCTAGAGAACCTTTCCTTCCATCCAGATGTTGATCTGTAATGACTGCGATCTTCATAGCATTCGTGTCTTGATATTATATGCTGCTTTAGTATTAGGATATAGTTGTCTAATTTTTTGTACCACTAATAGTTGTACTTCTAGAAGTTTCATAAGGTTTTATAATAATACGATTGTTTTTGTAGTCTGCAATAAATTCAAGTGGAACTTCGTGATCCCACATAAGTTCTTCATACATTGCATTGAGTCGATCCATGTCTTCCCAAAGACTATTAAGATGTGGTGGCAAGTGATCTTCTGTCATTTGTTTTTCCTAATAGGAACATCAATAGTCCAAGATCCACCTTCCAACTTAACCATCTCAAAGTTCTTTTCGAAATACTGCTTTCTCTTCTTTGCTTCTGCTTCCCTTTTATTTAATTCTGCTTCACGTCCTGGTTCGGGTTGAATCTCACCATAGTGTTTGTCTGTCCAGATTTCTGGATGCTCATGACAATCATAGAACTGAAGTATGGCACTGTCAACCATACTGTATAATGTATCCCAAGTCAACTCGGTTCTTAATCGTTCTGCTATGAAGTTGATTTGATTCTCCGACATGGATACATCATCTTCCTTAAACAGAACCTCACCTCTTACTGCAACCAGTTCATTCAGGTTAATCAGTATAGAGTTATCATTGTATATTGCTCTAGGCATTTGCTACCTCATCTAATAAGAATAATGATTGGAAATCTATCTTATTGTTATACCATAAAGCATGGTTATCCATCCTATCAACAATGGTAACAACACGATTCACAATGTATCCTGCATCACGTAGTACATTTACTGCTGTCATTGCACTACCACCAGTTGTGGTCACATCTTCTAGTACTGTTACTACTGATCCTTTAGGTGGTTTCGGTCCTTCAATGACCTCCTTCGTACCATAGCCTTTAGGATTCTTACGTATGATGAGTGCATCGATATGCCTTCTGGATTTGTAGTATGCTTTCTGTGCAACACCACATACTAATGGATCTGCTCCTAGTGTTAGACCACCAACTGCAACAGCATCCTTACATACAAGATTAATCATAAGGTGAGATAGCAAAGCGTTACCCTCACATGACAGAGTGACAGGTTTGCAATTCACATAATGTTCTGACTCTTGACCTGATGATAAAGTAAACTGACCATGCTTATATGCTTTCTCTCTTAGCAATTCAAGCAGGGTCTGTCTGAATTTCATACCTTCTGGTACGATAGCATTTTGATATGGTTCCATTATCTGTTCATTTTAGTTTCGATGTTTTCCTTTATAGATCCCATGTCTGATTGGGATGGGTTCATACCTGTCATTGTACCTTCAAACGTGTCAGTGTGCATAACTTCATCATATCCTGACCGTTCTAAAATTTTATTCTTGATCTCTAGTTGTTTTTTCTCTTTCTGGATCCGTCTCAAGAATGCGTAGTAAATGATCTGAGTGAAGTAGGCAAAAGGATTCTTAGATTTCTCTGGATCGAAGTTGTCTATGTATTGCAAGCAGTTCTCGATCCCATCACAAATCATGTCCTCTCGGAACATGTAGTTGACAAAGTTTGGTTTGTATGATAGATGTGTAGCTATCTTTAAGAAGCAGTCACCGATATAGTTCGGCACACGAGGACGGGTCTCACCCGAATCCTTCGCAGCAATAACAGAGTTACGATATATAGTGATCGCTTCTAGAAATTCCTTATTATTTACGTAGTACTCTGTTTTCTTTTTTACCATTGCCATATCATAGATTGCTTGCTACTACTAGAAGTATACCATTGAATTTGACACTTGTCAATATGGGGGGTTGACAAGATGCAGGATTAACAGTAGACTAACTCTGTCAAGGGTTCAAGGGGATGGTAGCTTATATATTTTCTCTAGATATTTTTTTGTTTCAAGTACAGAACCTAAACGACCCATCTGTCTCGTAAACTTATTGTTGTCTAGGCCCATATGCATTTTCTTGAGCGTCTTCAAATAGAAGTGCTCTATTTTTTTGTCTGTCTCAGTCATAGTAAGAACATGCTTACGAGGTAGTACAAACATTTGATCAAAGGTTGACTTAATCCATTCCTGGAGGGCGAACCCGTTGACTTGTATTTCTGGGGATCGTTGCTGCTGTACAGGTACAACTTCCAAAGGATTATCTAGCACAAGACTATCATCATCTGGCATGTAGGAAACCTTAGACACTAGTTCCTCTCCAGTTGTTAACTTTATTGTAGCGTAGAATTCATCTTCCATCATAATTTTTAACTTGCTGTAAGATTTACTTTAATAACTTCATACTTAAAATTTTCCTCGTTGTAAATTGTTACCCTCTCGTTCAAGTGACGGAGGGTGTAATTTTGACCGCCGATGTCGTCAGATATATCATATAATGTTGCTAATGATTTTCCTTCTCCTCTACGAAGAACTCTTCCGATTGATTGAAGATTTCTGATCCGTGATTTGGATGGGCTTGCAAAGATGATATTGTGCAAACGCTTAATATTGATACCAGTAGAAAAAGTCCCATAGGACGCAACGATGATTGCATTGTTTTCTTGCTCCGTGATTAATCTAACTTCTTCACGGTCTTGTACTTCCGTACCACCGTGAACAAAAAAGATCTTACGATCTTTATCTATAGAATTATTTATGATTTCAAACAACGGTTCTCCATGCTTCTCGATATAATTAAAGAGAACAAGTGTGTTGCCACTTAAGTCTTTAACTAAATTTTTGATCAAATTATTCCTACCCTTATGAGCAACAAGGTAATCCATTTCATCATGAAACGTTTCAAAGTGTTGAGCAGGGTGTTTACAAAGCAGTATTTTGATCCTAAACTTAGACAGGTAACCACGTTTGATGAGGTCATCCGTCTTCGTTACCTGATCACAGGAACCAAATAGACCTTCGAGTACCCACTTGTGGGTCTTGGTTCCGTTCAGTGTTCCAGTAAATCCAAACCTATACTTAGCATTGTGTAACTTGGTCATGATGCCAGTCAGGGACTTACTCTTAAACAGATGTGCTTCATCACCGATGACACATTCTATATCGTCAAAGTATCTCTTGGGAAATTTGTAGATCGATTGCCAAGTAGATATGATGACAGGTTTATCCGTTACTTTATCTTTCCCACCATAAATCTTATGAACATGATCCTCCGCATTCCATCCATAGTCACAGAAGTCATTGACCATCTGCTCGACGAGACTCGTAGTGGGAACAATGATCAACGTTTTCTTGCTGGTGGAGCAATAGTATCTGACGAGGGAGTAGATCATAAGAGACTTACCAGATCCAGTAGGAGAAAGTAGTAACTTACGATTGTTCTTAATAGCAGAATAAACTGCTGCGTACTGATAGTCTCTAGGTTTTACATGGGTGATCTTATCCATAAAGACTTTAATACCACGTGGTGATACAAAATCATTTACTTCAATAGGATGACCATACCAGTCATCCTTTTTTAGTTCCATGGTATAATCACGATCATAGGCAAACCCTTTTAGATGCGTGAATAATCCAGCATACAAATCACCAGTGGCAGGAGAGTACAACCTAATGGTTCCATCCCAGTGTCTGTATCTTGGATTCTTTTTTAAATATTTTGCTTCAGGTACTTCGAATGTGAAGTAGTCTGCTAGTTCTTTGTGGACATGTTCTTCTTTAGAATCTATAGTAACATAGACTTCATTCTTTTTCTTTACTGAGAGGTGTGTCATTACTGTCCATTAATAAATTTCTCCCACTCGATAGCACTCTTGATTTGAAAACCTCTATTAGAGATTTGTTTCATTACCTGATCCAACCAATAAAGCATTTGATCTAGGTATTTGATTTTTGCTTCTAGATTAATAACTTCATCATCAGACTCTACATAGACTTTCATCTTATCTTGAGTTGATATCTTACCACCAAAAGGTTTTTTGGCATAAGTTTTAGCGTCAGCTTCACCTCCATAGTACTCACGCTTATCTCTAATGAGTTTGCGAATCTCAAACTCTAATGAAGTTTTAACTGCTTGAATGTCAGTGTAGTGGTTTAAGTATTTATTATGCTGGTAGGGAATGTCAAGTGCTAGTTGTCCTAGATCAGCACTGTACTCTTTGTTTTTAAATTGAAAGTCTACACGACTATCCTCTGCCCAGTCTTCTTTTAGTTTGTCAAAATTATTAAGGAGATCACCAAATTTCATAAATTAGTTCCAGTTTCTGTCTGTACTTTATATCTTGTGTATTTGAATGTTGCAGTTGCAGTTACATAATCAATATCAGCAGGAGTAGCATCAAAGGTAACCCCTGTCAATCCGACTGGAAATAGTTCTTCGAAGTTAACGTAGAAATTTCCATTAAAAGAGGAGGTAAGAACCTGTAAGGTTCCCCTTGATTTTGTATCCAACCCAGATGAATGACCTTCTGCGAGGCCGAATTCCCTGATCCAATTTTGAATAGACATGTAGTTCTTGAGATCTTCATCTATCAGAAAGGTAACGTTCAAATCACCAAACTGCACACCACCACTACCTGCTATAGGTATAGATCGAAACTTGTTAGGAATCTCAGCAACAGTCATTGTAATATCAGGAAGGTTTACTGACTGACAGAAAAAATCTACCCCCGAAAAGAGTTCCAGATCAAACTGAAACCCTACTGGAGATAGAAAATTTCTATTCGTAGGTTGTTCTTTATACCATTCAGCAGCCACAATAACTTCCCAAGCTACTTACTATTTAGTGTACCACCAATATGGACCTTCACCAGGCCCACCAAAGTCGTCATCATCGTCATCTTCAAAGGTAACCTTAGTAGGTTTTTTCTTCAAAGCATTAAAAATTACCACCACAGAAGCAACAGTTCCTGGTATTCCAACACCCATCAATATTTTATAAAGTGGATTCATGCATTCAATACAAAGTTCTCAGCAAAATCTTCTGCTTCAGTTGTATGTATGAAATCTTTACAGTCTGCTAAATCTGCATCTGTAGTAAAAACTCTGAACTGATATGGTCTCTGATCAAAATCTTCGATGCGAAATAGTTTTGCATGTCTTACTTCATCTTCACTGAAGTAACTACTTAAAAGTTGCATAAGCCTCCTTGAGCAATGTGTCTGCATTTTCCTTAGATGCAATTTCTGCATCTTCATTTTTAATCCAATCATCACAGAAACGATATGATTTTTCTGTGATAGTAATCTCGTTACGCCAAAATGAACCGAGCAAGAATGCTCTTAGTTGAAGTTGATCTTCTGTTAGATCAGTACCTTCTTTAATGAATGGGTTGGTATATTCCTTTGACCCATCTGGGTTAGTAATGATATTCATCTAGAATCTCCAGTGCGTTATTGAGGGCTTGTTGAGCTGCCGATCTTTCTTTATCATCCCAATTAGGATACCAGTACTTGTCGGCAATACCTGCTTTGATTTTCAAAAGTCGTGATGTCATATCAACTTTAGATAGTCTACCATTCATGTTCTAATTCTACCATATGAGTATGCCACTATGCAAACTGGCATTTCTATTATAGTATGTATCATAAAAAAAGGGAACCCGAAGGTTCCCTCTGTCATTGTTCTCGAATAGAGATTTACATAAGGTTTTCAACCTGTACACGTCTGTAGTACTGGTTACGATTCGCTGTAAGGGCTTCAGCATCAGGAGTGCCGTTTGCCTGTGTAACGAATGGGTTAGCAACCATTCCGTAACGTGTCTTAAATCCAATTTTGGGTTGGAAGGTATCTGGACCTATAGACCTGACCATTTGGAGAGGTACATATGGGCAGTAGAACAGACCAGCGTCATAAGGAGAAGTTCCTTTGTATCCTACAACGTAGTAATGCTTGTCAGCAATGTTTGCAGAATAAGGATCAACGTATACCTTGATACGTCCGTTCATTGTACCTACAAGTAGGTTTCCAGTGTCATCTACCTCACCGATGGAAGGACCACCAGCACCAGTAAGACCTGAAGAGTAGTCTAGAGTACCAGACATAGCAAGAGCACTAGCAACGTCAGCAGATGTGACGATGAAGTTACCCTTCCCACGACGAGTCTCTTGTGCGATTGCGTTGGCATCACGCTCGACTTGGAACATAAGTCCTTTGAATTTCTCAACAGACCATCTTCCGTTTGAGTCTACGTCTAAGTCAAAACGACCAGCGTTTGCTACGTTGTTAGCAGCACCAGGTTTTGCAATTGTGTAAACTGTACGTACAACCTCACGGTTGATTTCAGCAAGGATCTCACTAGAAAGAATGTTAGCAAGTTCTTGCTCTGCATCTAGACCGTGAATAGCTTTCAAGTCTTGGGCTAGTTCTAGAGTGTACTCTGCCTTGAGGGCTCTGGACTGTGCAGTCACAGCAGTCTTCTCAATGCTGAATGCCATCTCACGGAACTGAGTTGTTTCTCCCAATTCTTCAGCAACGTTACGAGCCATTGGCTTAACACCACGCTCATAAGTTCCAGGTGATGCGTCGTTAAGTAGAGCAGGGTTCGAACCATCTGTTGCATCATTAGCAGGGTTATATGCACCCTTAGTGTTATCTGATCCAGCAGAGAAGTTTGAATCTGGCTCGTTGAATAATGCTTCGGGGCCAGTACGATTCTCGTAATGTGCCTTCATTGCGAAGATCAATCCAGTAGGACCAGACATAGGCTGGACACCACAGATATCATAAGCAACTAGGTTAGGCATAGCACGACGAATCAAGCTGATTAGTACAGGGTCGAAACCTGCTAATCCACCTGTCTTAGTGTCTAGTCCACTACCAGAAAGTGCGTTTGTTCCGATAGCACCAGCAGAGTTTACTGCTACCTCGTTGAGCATTCCACGCTCTTCACGTATGAATTTCTCTTGGTTTTCTAACAGTACAGCAGTTACAGCCTTTCTATAGTTGTCTTTGATGGGAGTAGACCCTTCATGACTTAGAACAGGTGACCACTTTTCTGTTAGAGCTTTTGCGTTAAACATTTGTTTTCTCTATAGAAAGTGTTATATTATTAAATTCAATTCCAGCGATTCAAAGCATCTAGATATGATCCCATTGCTGGTGACATGTCTTCTGCTTCAACTGGTGTTTCGTCAGATACTTCGCTGACCTGAGCCTTTTCTTTAGGGAAATATGACTCTTTAATTGTGGTGAGTTTCTTGGAATACTCTTCCTCTGATTTGAACTCAACACCCTCAGCGAGAGCTGATAGTTTGTCCTTCTGAGTTTCTGCCAATCCTTCTGAAACTTGTTTCAGAATTACAGTTTTTGCAGACTCGTTAAGACGATTCTGAAGTTTCACATTAGCTTTGACCTGTTCGTCTAAGCGTCCTTCCATTTCACGAATTGATTCAGCCATACTTTCTACCGCATCCACTTTGTCGTCTGGGATAGAAATGTAGTGCTCTTCAAAGAGATTCTTCAGACCTACAATGAAGTCTTCTGTAATCTCATTTCTGATTCCACGATCAATGGCGATTTGATTCTCTTCGATCCATTGAGTCACGGCGTAGTTCACTGTGCCATTAACTTCCTCGTTGAGTTCTGCCTTAGCAGCAGCGAGTTTCTCTTCAGTTTGTTTGGCAAAGTGCTCTACAAGCTTGTCGTACTCTTCTGAAAGTTTTGCTTTAACAGCCGCTTCGAAGATAGTCTTCGCTTTCTCGGCAAACTCATCAGAGAGTTCTGTTCCCTCAAGGAGGGCTTTTACGTCGTCAGATAATTCAACTTCTTCGAACGATGGTTTGATTGGGTACTGTACATCTGGACCTTTAGAAGTTCCGTGTGTAATTTCAGCACCGAGTGTGTTAGCACCAGCTTCGTCACCACCTTTACCAGATGGAGATGATGCACTGCTATCTTGAGAGATAGGTGCAGATGCTTTAGCACCAGGATTTTCTTCCCCCTTCTCCTTCTTAGCATGGAGTGGTGGTGTTGAAGATCCTCCTAGATCGTTTACAGATTGTCCATTAGCAACAGCAGGTGGAACGGTTGGTGAAGAACCTGATGGTTCATCCTTTCCGCTACTCTTCTGTTGGGGATCACCCGAAACCTGAGTTGGGTCGCTACCTGTACCAGGTATCACAGTTGCGGTAACTGTGGGCATAGGATCTTGGTATTCTTTGAGAACATCCTTTTGCTCAGATGCGAATTCCTCAAACTTTTCGTTTAACATGTCTGACATTTTAAGTCTTCCCGTAAATTGATGAATTATCTATGTTTATTTATTAATTACAAGCCTTGGAGGAAGCTATTGAACACTTCAAGTGTTCTCTCCTCTAGGTTTTGGCGAGTTGCATCGTCAATGTAACTCTTATATTTAGCAATCTTTTGCTCCTTCAATATGCCATTATCCCAGACCCACTCTTTACCTTCCATGATTCCATTTACGAATGCATCAGGTGCGGATGGATCAGCAACAATGTCAGCAGCAGTGGCAAGCATAAAGTCATCGCAAACATAGTTTGCATCTTCACGCTTATCGATAGAACCCATACCTCTGGATGAAACACCAAGTTTCACACCTTCACCTAATAGGTTACTAGCGATCTGACCCATAGGTGTTCCTAAGATCATCGCCTTCCCAACAAAGTTTGTACCTTCTGCTCGCAAGTTGGTAATTCTGTGGGATACTCTGTCAAGGTTGACAGTAGGACCATCAGGATGGCCCAGCTCCCCCAAAGCACGACTTGTTTTAATGTATTCTTCGTTGTAGCGATTGACTTCTTTTTCAAGGACGCTGAATGGATATACACGACCGTTGCGATTCTTCAGTTCAGACTGAAGAAAAACGCCTTCTATGTATAACTGTTTCTTACCGTCCTTCTCTTCGGTTATAACCTCAATGGTTTCAATTGCTTCCGTTATCAGTTTCATTGGATGGTTCCTCTACCTCTTTTGGTTCATTGAAATAAGTACCTGCTACAGTTTTCTTATATGAACCCATAGCATCATTTGCACGTGCATACAAGAGATCTTGTATTGCATCAATTGCTTCTGCTCTTTTATTATTTGCAATCAAATCAGCCGTATCAAGTACTGCCTCTGGCGGTTGCTCCACTGGATCTGCCATAATTTTTACATAGTGTGTTTATTATTTAGTTGTTTTCGCAGGTTTAGATGCGGAAGCAGGTGCTGGTTTAGGCGTGGCCTTAATTTTCTGCATCTCCTTCTTGTGGTCATCATCAGCTCTTGCTTGATCTAAGACCGCTTGATTGTCCTGTGCAGCAGCATCAATCTCTGGTTGATAAGCAACGTTCTGACGATCCATTGTATCCAATGTTGTAACATCAATAGGATCCATAGCAAGACCAGATTCGATCTCTGCTTTCATTTGCTTATCAAGTTCTTTATACTCCATCTCATTCTGCTGTAGAATATGTCTACGGATATGTTCAACAGAGAAGTACTTACCCACAAATGGATCCATCTGTGCGACCATTGCCATTCTTTGTGTGACCATCTCAAGTTCTTTCAACTCATTGAAATGATTATCAAAGAGATAGTCAAACTGGATATGCTCCTGCATCTCATCCCAGTCTTCAGGAGTGATTACTCCCTTGAGAATGAGTTGTGTCTTGAGTATGTCGAGGAATAATTCTCCAAATCTTTTACGTAAACGTCCAATGAACTTGGTGAACTTAAGCTCGTCTCTAAGGACTTCAGTGGTTTTACCAAGATTGAATCCCTTGTTATCATCTGTGAGACGGGAAGGAGGAAGATTGAGACTGTTATAAAGTTTCTTCCTAAAGTACTCAACATCTTTGAGCTCTCCTAGATTCTGTCCACCAGGTAAGGTGGTGATCTCAGTTCCACGCCCACCCTCTCTACGAGGTAACCAAAAATCTTCTAGCATACTCATATGCTTTTTGTCGTCACGAATCTCACCAGTCTTTGCATCATAGACTAGTTTATTTCTATAACGAGACATTACATCACGTAGATACTGTTCCGCTTTAACCTTTGGAAGGTTTCCTACGTCAATGTAAAAGATTCTTCTTTCTGGTGCTCTTGATAATCTGTAGATAACCAGAGCATCTTCAATCATTCTAAGTTGATTGAGTGACTTGATTGCTTTGTGTAAGAAACTTAGTACAAGTCTTTTGTTTAAATCTTGTAGTCCAGAGTTAACAAAGGTGATGGAATCTACCGCCATCTTGACACCTTGATTGTTGGACATGTCTCCAACTGGACCTAATGCACCACCTCTAAGGTATCCTTTAGGGTTGTACAACCAATAGTCTACGAACTCACCCCACTCGTATGCCTTAGCAGATTGCTTCTCGTCTGGAGTTAGTTGTCTATTGTTACTTGAAAGTTTTTGTCTGACCTTCTTGATCTTAAGGGGATCGATGTAGCGAAGTTCTAAGATACCCTTCTTAGGTTGAGCAAGGTCTATTACTTTGTGGTAAATTAACTTACCATCCACATACCAATTTCGAATAAGCTCATGTGCTCTCTTTTCAAAATTGAGTAAGCGTTTTATATAATCAAACTCATCACGAATTTTATTCTTGACACCCTTTCCAACTTCAAGGTTGTCTAGATTGATTTCTACACAACTATCATTTGTGTCATTAACAACGAACTCATTAACAATCTCATCAACAGCACTGTCCACTTCTGGATGGAGTGCCATGTCTCGGTAACGACGAATGAGTTCAAACTCATCTCTGGCACTGTTGTCCATATCGACGTAAGTACCAAAATAACCCCCTGCAGCTACTGCAACGGGTTCGTCAGCAGAAGGAGGAACGGGGGATTGTCCCTTCCGTTCCTGCTTCTTATTAATTTGAAAGCCAAATAACTGACTCATAACAATAATATTTTTTCCTACGCAAGTATTTATACGATAGGAAAAAGTGGATTATGCAATAGCGTCAGAGTTCTTTGCGTCAGTAGATTCAACTGTCCAGTATGAATATTGGAATTCAACTGAGAATTCTTCAATCTGATCATTGCTGTCATAAGCAAGGTCAATCTGTGAAACAGATACTGGGAACGCATACCAGAGTTTGTATCTCCTTAAGTTTGTTCCGTAATCACCAGCATCTTTTTCTAGTTGAGTAACAAAGATGTCAGCACTGTATCTAGAATCTCCAGCAGCAGGGTTGAACAGTTCAGCAGTGTTACCCTTATGAGAATTCATTTGGTTTAACCACTTCTCAAAGAGTCCACGAATCTTCATGTCCTTATCGTTGATGAAGGTTGCTGTCCAGTTATCGAATGTCCTGTCTCCAGCAATCTTTACAGTTCTACCTCTGAAGGGAACTTCGATAGTTCCCAAACTTGAAGCAGGTAAAGCAGCTGACTTACATAACGTGTTAACTAGAGTTGAACTCTCTGCATCTTGAGATGGAAAGTTTATCTCCACCTCAAACATATTAGGCTTAACGCCCTGAGCAACCTTAGCCAGGAAATCTGAGACGTTACTTCTTATGTTTGCCATTAGTCTTGTCCTTTGTGTTTATATTTAGTGTAACGAATTAGCGTCCGACTACTTCAGCGAACGAAACACCAGTACGTGTTGCAGTGAAGGTCACTGTTACGTAGTTGATGGAACGAGTTGGCTTCAGGAATAATTCTGCAACAAACTCATTGCGGTCTATAACATCAGGTGTGTTATTAGATGTATCACAAACAACCAAGAAGTCAGTTAAACCTTGTCTTGCCTGAACTTCATTCAAGTAAGAGTTAACAGCAGAACTGAAGTTTGAACGTGTGAGTTCATCATTGAGTTCGAATAGAACACCCTTAGCAAGGTTCTCTACACGCTTCTCAATGTTGAGGAACAATCTACGAACATTGATTCTATCAAATGCAGATGGTGATGCGAGAGCAGTCTTATCACCGAAGAGTGTAATACCACTTCCAGAAATAGAAACAACAGGGTTGATTCTGTTCTGATAAAGCTCGTCTCTATCTGCTTTAGATGGGTTGTATGCTAACTTAACAGCGTTACGGATTCCACCTCTGCTTAATCCAGCAGGAGAGAACCAGTCATCTAATGAGGATGATGTAGCAACACATAGACCAGCAATGTCACCGTTAGTTGGGATGTAACGATATACATCGTTAAAGCGGTCATAGATGTACTTGTATCCACTATCGAATACTGCGAACGATGTAGAAGTTAATCCACTAAAGAATCCAAGAGTGTTATCCTTCTGCTGTCTAGCAGTTAGAGAACCAGATGTACCGATTTGGTTTCCTCTGAAAGGAGAGACAAATGCAATTGCGTCTCTGCGACCAGCAGCAACAGCAATAACCTTTTGTGCCTTACTCTTAGTATCAGATTCGTTACCTAATGATCCACCCATAAGGATGAAGTTAACATTAGTGTTTTCACTGTCAGCAAACTCATCGTATGCTGCACTAATCTCACCAGCAGTATAACTGTAGTCATCTGTACCAGATGAGAGAGTTGTTTCAATAGCACCACCAATAGCAAGTGCTCCAGATACACTACCAGAAGCAGCGTTCCATACAGCACCAGAAACTGTTGTTGCTAAAGCAGAACCATGATAGACATAACCAGATTCTGAGTTGATGATTGACTTGTAGTACACATTTCCACCCTCAGTTGATTTTGCATCAGAGAGTTTTGAAAGATATGTAAGACGTTCAACGATTGTGCTAGAAGCACCAGACACATCACCAGTTGTGTCGATCACTGCTACGTGTACTTCGTCTCCAGAAAGACTTCTATCAGCAGCGAATGCAGATGTACCAGGACGAGGACCAATTGCACTTAACTTAAGTCCAGTACCAGCAATTTCTGTGTTAGTATACCAGTCACTAACAGAAGAGATTGCAATCTGTGTATCAGTTACAGAAGCGATGTCGAATGTTGAATCTCCACCTCCACCAGAAACTGTGACTGTATCTCCAACGAGGTAACCAGTACCACCAGCGTTGATTGTAACTGCTGTTACAGCACCAGTTGCTGCATCAACAGTGAAGGTTGCGTTTGAACCACCACCAACGATAGTTACAGTTGCACCAACAGTGTATCCAGTACCAGCAGTATTGATTGCTACAGTCTGAACAACACCACCAGCGACAACAACGTCAACTGTTAATCCTGTACCGCCACCACCTGTGGTTGCGATTCCAGCACCTGTTGCATATGCACTACCACCAGATGTGAGTGTGATTGCATTAGGAACACCAGCACCAACAACTGTGTCTACTGTTAATCCTGTTCCAGATCCACCAGTTGTTGCAGCAGCAGTTGCTGAGGTGTATCCAGTACCACCAACCAATGTTGTGGTAGTTGCACCGACTCCTGTATCAGGAATGTCAAGTGTATCAGAAGTTGTAATCTTTGTTCCAGGGTTTGTTAAAACAACAGCAGCAGTTTTAGTTGCAGGAACCCAAGAAAGAACCTTTCCTGTTGCTCCACCTGTAAATGTAAGTGTGTCATCAACACCAACACCTGCTGGAGTTGCTGCGAATGTAACGTATTGATCAGCACCGCTATCAACGACGACGACCTTGAGTGAGTTACCTAGTGTTCCAGCACCACGTGCTACGAACTTCTTAGACGAGCCTGTGCCTCCTTCCCAGTCAGCAGTGTTCTTAACTAGAACTGCTGCACCGCTATCTACCGCATTGAGTGCTCCTGTTTCTGCACGAACAACTGCGAGTTGTCCACCGTATCCCAGATATTCAGATGCAACAAACCAGTCTTCTGCATTAGCATCAACTGGCTTACCAAATACTGATAATAAATCCTGTTGGTTCTGGATCTTTACGACCTCTCCAATTGGACCTTTCTGGAAAGATGAAGCAAACGCTGCTGTCTGGCTAGAAGTGCCAACAATAACTGCGTTTGACAGATCACGTTCTCTAAGAACTACACCAGGCGAGATTTGACTTGCCATGTTTTTAACCCCTATAGATGATTCAAATTACCTGAAATTATTTATCTCTACAGGTATTTTGAGTGGGGAAACAATGCATGAACATACTACCAGTCTGGATAAGACTCTTCGAACACAGGTTTTTTCTTTCTGTTCTTTACAATCCTTTCTATAGTACACACCTTGCATTCATATGAATAACCAGATGGGTTACCTCTCTTATTTTTTCTTATTAAATAAAAATCATTCATCAAGTCTTTGTCTCTACCACAGACTCGACACGTTCTTTCTCTGAATAGTAGGTGTTCTAAACCGAACTGTTCATCGAGTTCCATCACAAATCAGGCAACATATAAGTCACAGACTCTTCCTTATCACCATAAGCCCACATCTCACCATCACCATCTATGAAGGTATCATCACCTAATCCATCATCAATGAATCCAAATGGAGCCATGTCCTGTTCAATCTGATTCCGTTGTTCTTCATATATCCTTCGTCTGACATCATTGTCAGTCATCTCTTTGAAGTAGTCTTGCATGACCAACCAAGAGAATAGTACCAGACACATTACAAGATCATCATGGTATCCTTCATCTGCTTCCCATGCTTGTTTCTTCTGGATGAATGTTGTTAACTCTTGAAGTATATGAAAATCACAGAAGGTTAATTTATCTTCTTCTAAAATTGCTTTAAGGTTTGCACAACCTTGCTTCTTCACAGTGATGCTCATCTTAACACCTAACTGTGTCTTGTTACCTGAGAACCCTTGACCTACTATCTGACCAGCTCTACCTCTCATAGCACACATGAGTACGTTAGGATACTCAAGGTCAAAGTTTAACATTGCTCCTATACTATCACCAATGTCATTTACCTCTACAAGGATGTATGGAAAATTATAATTCTTTGCTACTCCAAAAATGACGGACGGAAACATGATAGGTTTAATCTCATTATCACGGTATTTGGCAACAACTTTATACGGGAGAGTGGTGATATCAAACACGATGAAAGCACTATAGTCGCCACCAATTCCTCTGGCAACATCGACAGTAATAATATATTCGTGATCGTCTTGTGACCGTTCGTAAATGTCAAGTCCTGCATTGCTTTGTAATGGATCTTTAAATGGTATCGCTTGTAATTTAGCTGGCGATATAAGAGTATCAGCAGATCCAAGAAAGTCGCATTCAAACTCTTGAGCGAACTGTCTCTTGGACGTGTTCTTCATAGTCTCTTCTTTCCACTTAGCATCTCTGCCTGGAACTTGAGACCAATGTACTTCGTTTGTTACATAACCATTCTTACCATTCCTAGCATCCTCCCACATCTTATAGAAGTGGTTCATGCCATTTGGCGTAGATATTATAATAACTTTTGTAGACCTACCAGAAGTAATAGTAGGATACACACTAGCAAAAAACTGCTCGGCAACATGGTTAGGGACGAAAGCAAACTCATCGAGGAAGAGTATATTGAAAGACATTCCTCGAACAGCACTAGCACTGGTTGAAGCAGCCATGATTTTAGACCCATTTTCTAACTCCAGAGATCCTTTGTTCCATACCAATACACCATGTTGCATCCACTTTGGTAGATTCTCATAAGCAAGTTGTAGTCTGCCTAAGAGTTCCCTAGCGGTAGATGCCTTGTTTGCAAGAATACCAATGTTAACACTATCGTTGAAGATAGCGTAATGAAGAAGATAGGCGACCACAGTGGTGCTCTTACCAGTCTGTCTAGGAAGTTTCGCAATGTTGAATCTGTTTTCATGGAAGTCTGTTAGAATCTTTTGCTGAAAATCATACATCTTAAAAGGTACAAGACCTTCATCAAGGTTGATGATCTGCATATAAGTCATAGCAAAGTAGAGTGGATCACTTTTACATTTGATCCATTCTTCTACTTGCTTCTTAGTAAATTGTATCTCAGTACCAGCCTTCTTCAGGTTCGGGTTACCGAGATATACCTCAGTCTTACCCATTCAAAATACCACGAATTTTCTTTAGTTCGTTGAAATCTTTTTTCTTAGTACCACCATCATATGCCCATGCATATCCCAGTTGAATCATTTGTTCGTTGATGGACAAGTTTGAGTCCCCAATGTATAACCAACCAAGAAGACGGCCGTACTTCCCCATACCACCAACAAGTTCAGTCCTAATGACGAGATCATCAGAACTTTTAATAACACCATCCAACCTTTCCTTGAGCCAATTCGTTGCATCAATCCCAAGAGCTTTCTCCTCTAAATCACGAGTCCTTTTTTCTGGAGTGTCTATACCAGCCACCCTTACTCTTTCTTTCTTTGTTAAATCAAATCCAAGATCAATAGTTACATCAATAGTGTCACCATCAACTACTCGATTCACTTTCGTCACTCGGAAGTTGTAACAACTCTTCCTCGACGGTGGTTTCATTCCAGTCATCGTATTTAAAAATCCAATATATTACTATGCCTACTGCTATTAACAATATTGCTATCATTATATTTATAGACCATACTACCTCGCTCATGATACTTTTGTGTTTGATACAGCTTCTGTTGAGTCAGGATTATCCTTCAACCATTGACAATAATTAAATCCAGATCCTTCAGGGTAGATGTATTGTCCATTCTCATCAAACTTACCTGAAGTGTCTGCTATCCTAGACTCCTTTGATGGGTATGTAGGGTATGGTCTCTTACCTTCCCTCATCTCTCTACCCTTCCGCTTTCTCATTTGATTACCAGTCTCATGGGTTGGATCCCACTCTGGACATGATGTACCAAGTATCTCCCTGATCATCTCTTTGGTGTAACCGTTAGGATGCATTAGTAGTGATCCTCAAGTCCTTCCTGTGGTGTAGGTTTCCAATCCTTACCATAATATTTCTCTAAGATATTATGATGTGGTGCATCTGTACCTACCTTTATCTTCTTAGGTGGTTCTGGTGGGAACAACTCTAGTTGTATTTCAGGTATAGAAAAAGTGTCACCATCTTTACGATGATGACACACATAGAATGTACCGTTCTCTTTTTTATATAAGAAGTCTGCTTCATGTGAACTGAGCAGAAGCATCTTCATAATCTTATCAGTTTTTTCAATCACGTTGCCTCCAATCGTCAGACCTTTCTTGATGAAACCATTCCACAACTTCATCTGGAGAACCGAAACCCCTTTTGTGATGAGTTGGATCGGGGTCTCCTATATTCAACTCATTCAGAAAAGACTCGTTAGGATTTGTTGCCATCCTTCTAGCAGTCTTTAACATGCCTCTAGCAGAAGTGTTTGCCTTTCCTAATTTTTCTGCCCATATCATATCCTGTATTGATACGTCAGTACCTGAAGCAATGTCCTTACAAATTGCTTCTAATCGTAAACGATATTGTGTTGAAAGCATTTAATTTACCACCGTTGTATTTTAGTTATACCAGATTTAATCATGTCATTTTCGATAATGACCTTAGTCTTCTCCGCAATATCATCGATGATATTAACATCAAGATCCATGAATGGTGGAATGATACCAAGTATACGAAGTAATCCATCTAAAAATAATGCGAGACAAGTGAACCCTAAGATCATACTAATGATCGTTGCATCTCTGTTATGCTTACGCATAGATTCTTCGTCAATAGCACGTGCTTCTGCAACAGCAGCAGCAATCATTGCATCAACTTCTTCCTTTGTATAACAGATTGCTTTAATTGTTTCTTCAGTCATGGGCCGCTTTCTGAGAAAGCACAATACCCCTGATCACAAAGTTTGTTAACCTTGTCAATAAGCTTTTGGTATTCATCCCACATGTATTCTGAACCAGTTTGTTCCTGATACAATTCGCAGGCTTTTGTGAGACGGTATACGTCTCCTTCATTGAGTCTCATATGTTTCAATGCATCCATACTATATTATAATATATTTTTAAATGTTGTGCAATGCTAACAGTTTAGTTAGTTTGTATATCCTATTGGTGTTCCCTTTACATCAGTTCCACCACCAACGTAAATAACATCTGTTGGTTTCTTTTCTATGATTTCTGTTTGTTGTGCTAATAATGCAAAAGATCCTATAGTAGTGTTACCACTATTATCAGCTGCAATAGTAACAGTTCTGCCATCGCTGTTGTCAATGTTTACTAAACGAACACAAGTTGCATTATCAAAACTAGTTGCAGCACCAACAGTATTT